GTGTTGAACGTCAGCGTCACCCAGCCGCCCGGCGCCGGGTCAATCGCCGCGTTGTTGTACACGCGCGCCGCCGGCTGAATCTGCCACGCCAGCCCGGTCGCGGTGCTGGCGTCCGGCACCAGCGTCGCGTCATCGGCCCCGACAGCTAGCCGCGCCGCGGTATCCGCAGCCGTGGCGACGGCGATGTCGCCCTTGGCGGTGAAGATGTCCGGCACCCCGGCTTGGAAGTTGGCGCGAATCTGATCCAGGTAGGTCTCCGAGATGACCGCGCCGGTTGCAATGTCCCCAATGTCAGCGTATGCCATTTGTCACACTCCTAGTATGCCACGACTTCCGGCCCGTCTACGTGCGCGTCGTCCACTACGGCCACGGTGCCGCCGATGCTGTACGGCTGCTCAAGATTGAGCGTGACGCGATGGATGCCCGGCGGCGTGATCTCGTGGCGGGCCGCGTAGATGAACAGCGCCTCCTCGTCCAGCCCCGTCTGGTCCTCCGACAGCGTGACGCGCTGCAATAGCTCCAGATCGCGGGCCGCCGCCATCAACGTGGCGTCGCGATTGGCGAAGAAGCTCACGCCTCTCACGTCATGCAGCGGGGCTTTGTAGTAGCCCAGCAGGTAGTTGGCGAGCGCCTGCGCCTGCACGTCCGAGGCCAAGAGCGCCGCGTCCAACGTGAGCTTGCGCTTGCCGTAGGCGGCGATGCTGGTGGCGTCCTGCGCGATGACCGTGATCGGCTCGCGCGTCCTGACCGCGATCCCGCGTATCTGTAGGTGCTGCAGGTAGACCGGGTAGGCGGCGGTGTTCGCTAGCGTCACCTCGGCATGGTCGCCGTAGAGCGTGGCGCTCAAGGATAGGTTGGCGGTCTCGTCGCTGCCTTCCCCGGCCTCGTCGCTGGTGGCGGTGAAGTCGGTTGTGGCGACAGGCGTGATCATCGACAGCCCGGCGATGTGCAGCGCGTTGTTGGCCGGGTCGCGAAAGCGCACGTCGAAGACGCTCGTGCCCCCGGCGTCGATCATCGGCGGGCGTCCCTGCTCGATGCGCCCCAGCACCTCGTAGGTCTCGCCAACCGTGCGGGGATGGCACGTCACCTCCACGAAGTTGTGCACCTCCGTGTCGCTCATCTCGTAGTCCATCGCCGTCATGGTGTTGTCGAGCGTGATGTCCGAGGTCGTATCCAAGGGCATGCGATGGCGGTTGTAGTAGGTCGGCACCCCGCCACCGGAGATGAAGAAGCGCCCCCAGTCGGCGATGCACGCATCGGCGATCTTGTCGGCAGCCTGGATGTCCTGCGTGTTCTGCTGCCAGAACATGCCCCCGCCTATCCCACCGCGCGGCCCGTTGTGGATGTCTCCCGAGACCGGGAACTGGTTCACGCCCTGGTCGTAGGCCGTGGTGTCCGGCGTCCAGACTGCGGCCACGACTGCCGTGATGATGTCGTCGGCCCACACGTTTGTCTGCAGCGCCACGTCGCCGCTGAAACGGTCCAGGTCGGCGATGCGGTCCACGCACTCCATCACGGCGCGCCGCTCGCGCTGGGTGCCGAACGTGGGGCGCAAACTCTCGATGTGGCCATCGAAGAGCGTCTTGGTCGTGCCGCCGTAGGTCATCGTAAAGCGCACCGGCACGCGCGGCCTTGCGGCGGCGGTCGTCGGTGGGCTGTAGGTCTGCGCGGCATTGCGGAGTACCACCGTCATGCGCCCCACGGACGGATAGCGCGCCATTGGGCTGGCGAAGCCGCGCGTGATGACCACCTGCATCCAATCGGCGCTGATGTCCTCGCCAGCGTCGCCGTAGTCGCCGTCGTTGTTCCAGTCGGCGTAGAGCGCGTAGGTTGCCGTGACCACTAGCGATAGCCTCCCGCGCGCACGATGCCCCGGTCGGCAAGTTTGCGGATCACGGCATTGGCTGCGGCCTCCGGGTCGCTGACGCCCTGAATCACGATGTCGCCGGTCCAGGTGGAGCCGATGCGCGTCCCGCCATCGGCCCCGGCCCCGGAAAGCGGCTCGATCTGCACCCCGGCGCTGGTGGCGTAAATCAGCTCTGGCCCGCGCTCGCCGACCAGCGACGTGCTGCCGGTGTTCAGCCAGCCGCCGGAGGCGTTCTGTTCGTCGGGGATAGTGGTATCGTAGGGGTTGCCGATGGAGGTCGCCCCGGCGCCGGCGCCCTTGCGGCGGTCTTCGTCGCGGTAGATGAACAGCACATCGATCTCCTTGCCGTGCATCTTATCAATCTGTTCCTGCGCCCACAGCGCTTGGTTGCCGATGAGCGTCAGCCCCCCGGCAGAGGAGCGTGCGGCGCCTTCGACGGCCCCCAGGTTCTCGGACGCTGCCGTGGCGAAGTCCACGAAGCGCGGCCCCAACTCCACAGCCGCGTCCCCGATTTCGGCGATCTTGGGCGGGATGTCGGCCATGCTGATGAGCGATGAGCGTCCGGCGCCTTCGACGGCGGTGAAGCCCCACTCCCCGGCATTGCCCATGTCGATGAACTGCGAGGTCAGGTTCAGCGCGTCATCGCGCAACTCGCGACTGACCTTCGATCCGTGGATGCCACCGGCCTCATAGGCCGCCCCCACCAGGCTCCACGCTTCGCCAGCTTCCGTCGCGCGGAAAGCAATGTCCCCGGCAATGTCCGCAAGTTGCTTGCCCTTATTGGCGCCAACTTCCGCTTCGGTGCCGATGTCGGCGACACCAGCGGCAGCATCGTCCAGTAGCGGGGCGAGCTTGATGAACGTGGTGTCGATTCCCGCCGCCTGGCCCAGCACGTCGAGCATCGCCAGCTCTGCGTCAGACCAGCCATCGGCAGCCATGCGGCTGACCATCTGCTGGAACATGAAGGCGTTCACCGACTTATAGGTTGCGGCGGTCACGGCGTCGATCTCGGCTTGCAGATCGTTGTAGGTGCCCTCTAGCTCGCTGATCTTCTTGGTGTTGTCAATGAAGGTGGTAGTCGCCGTAGCTGCCCCGCCCAGCTTGCCCTGCAGGTCCTCGATCTTGACCGCCAGTTGCGCGGCCTTGAGCGGGTCCGTCTCGGCAGCCAGCTTGGACTGCGCGTCGGCCAGTTGCAGCGTGGTCAACGTCGCCTCCGCCTCGGTCTGTGCAGCCTTGCTCCACACCGTCACCGCGCGTCCCTGCGAGGCGTTGAGCTTGTCGATTTCGGCGCGTGTGGCAGCCTGCTTCTGGCGTAGCTCGTCGAGCGTCAGTGTTTGCTCATCCAGCCCGTCGGAGAAGTCACTGTTGACAGCGGCGATGATGAGGTTAGCGCGGGCGTTGCGGTCGGCGGCTTCAGCAGCAAGCTTGAGGGCTACGGCCTGTTTGCCGATCTCGACGTTTGCGGCGCTGGTCGATTCGGCCCCCTTCTTCTGGGCGTAGGCGTACTGATGCCACACGTCCAACGATTCGACCACGACGCCATTTGTCGAGCGCAAGGCGATCTGTTCACGCAGCAGCGCCTCCTCCACCTCGCGGCGAGCAGCGGCGCTCTTCTCCAACTGCTTCAGTTCGGCAGCGGCTTGCGCCGTCAATCGCTCGCTGCTCGCCATCATCCCGCGTTGGGCGTTCTGCACGTCCAGATATCCCTGCTCCAGATCGTCCAGCCCCTGGCGCTGGCCTTGCGCGCCGTAGGCATAGACGGTGTTGTGGTAGGCCGCCTTGACCGCTGCCTCGCCGTACATGTCCGACAGGTCGTTGACGCGACCCAGGGTATCGGCCAGCCAGCGCGTGAACTTTGCCGACGCCTCGGAGATGCCGCCAATTTCGATGGCTTTCCCGGCCTCGGCGCGTAGGTCTTGCCAGGCGGCTTGCGTGCGCTGGATGTTGGTAATGGGGTCTTCCATCGCCCCACCAAGCTGCTCGAACTTCTCCGTCATCAGGTCCAGGATCGCGGTGTCAAACGCCTCCCCCGCTTCCATCCCGGCGGCCTTGTACTCCTCGATGCGCTTGGTGGCTTCCTCGACGCCGATGCCGAAGCTGTCAATGCGCATCAGGGAGTCGTTGCTCATCATCAGCTGGAACGTCTGCATATTGCCGCCAAAGCGCGCCCCCAGCGCCTCGACGTTGCGCACGATGTTGGACAGATCGGCGGCGTTATCGGCTAAACCCAGCGCCAAAATGTTGGTCGCTGACGCCATCAACTCGACCTCGGAGCGTGTGCCCAACGTGGCTTCCTTGAGCGCGTCCAGCATCACGGCGGCTTGACCGGAGCCACCAGCAACATTGAGGAATGTCTTTTCGGTGCGTTCGGCCTGCGCGCCCAAGACGCCTAGCTCGTAGGCGGCTTCTCCAACCTGCTTGGCGAAGCTCACCACGGCGGCAACCTTGAGCGCGCTCATCAGCCCGCCGATGCTCTTGTCGGCCTTCTGCGAGGCACCGCCGAGCTTGCCCATCTCCTGCTCGGTCTTGCCGAGCATCTTCCCGGCGTCCTCTAGTCCCTTCTTGAGGCCGCTGGTATCAGCCCCGACACTGGCGTATAGGCTGGCGATCTCAGTCGGCATTCTTGAGCCTCATTTCCCGCGTCGCGTTGTCGCTACGCGCCTTGTCATAGCTGGTCACGATGTCGATTACCTCGTAGGCGTCGTCCAACGTCAGGCTGTCGATGTAATCCAGCGTCCAATGAAAGCGATCTGCCAGCCATACGCGCCAGTAGGCCCACGGGAGCGGGTCTTCCTCTAGCCCTCGGAGGGTGAGGTAGACCCGCTTTCCGCTTCCCCCGCGAGCTTTTCCCGGTCGTTCGCCGTGTAGAACAACAGCACGGCTTGCGTCGTTAGCGGTAGCAGTTCCGTGAGCGGGTTCAGGTCATCGCAGCAGTCGGGCTTGCTCAGGTCGCCGGGGAAGTCCCACTCAGCGACCGCGCCCTGCACGAACTTGACCACGTCCTCGTACTCAAGCTCGTTCAGCAGCGTGGCCATGAAGTCTGCAGAGCCGCCAGCCTCGGCCAGCGCCTTACTGCGCGCCTGGTCGATGCGCCGCACGGCTGCCAGCAAGCCCCAGCCCTCGCGGGCGCTGAACTTGTCACGGAACACCACCCGTACCCCGTTGATCGTCTCCTCAGCCATCGTCGCCTCCTTTCAGGCGTCTCAGAAGGTTCCGTCCGTGACCGCTCCGCTCAGTTGCCATGACACGTCCACCACGATCAGGTCGTTGTAGTTGACGGCCTGGCTGCGCCCCGTTACCAGCGCGGCGGCGTAGTGGTGCGGCTTGCCCGCCACGGAGCCTTCCTCACCCCAGTGCAGGGTGCCTGCGGTGCCCGTCGCAATCGCGGCCCAGATCGCGGTGTCGCCGGCCTTGTACTTGATCGTTGCCGAGGCCGATCCATCGGTCAGCCCGCTCAAGTATGTCTTGCGCGTGTCGTCGCCCGCAGTCTGGTCGATCAGGTCCAGCGTGTCCGACGTGTTGAACGTGCGGTAGTTGGTATCCAGTACTGTGGCGTTCCACAACAGGTAAAATGCTCGCCCGGTTGCCCCGGTATCACTTGCCATTTGTGTCCCTCCTAGGTTTCATTTACATCCAACCGAAATCGGTAGTACGCGCCAACGTGGAAAATCCGGTCGCCGTTCGCCGCCGCCTCGACGACGTGCGCCTCGTTCTCCCGTGCAATCCAGAGCGTCGTGTGATCCGTGACGCTCAAGCTGCCCTCGCAGCGGTGGAGCGCCGTGTCCAGCGATCCGTCCAGCGCCGCCGCCGTCGAAAGCGCATCGGCAACGGCCTTGACCATGTAGACCTGGTTCTCCATAAGCGAGTCCTTGAAGACGTTCTCGCGCCCGCCGCCCGCGTGAAAGAAGACGACGTAGGGCCGCGCGGCCCCCGGCGGCACGACGCTGTTGTAGACAGCCGTCCCGCCCAGCGCCGTGGTCAGCGCCGTGTTGGTCGAGAGCAGGCTGTAGAGAGCCGTTTCTAGTGCTTGCATCGCGCCTCCTTCAGAACGTCACCAGCTCCGCCACAAAGAACAGCCCGCCGCCACCGGGCATGTCCTTCGAGACGTGGATGCTATTGCGCAGCGCGCCGGTATCGACGGGCGCGTAATCCTTCGCCAGACCCTCGATGTCGCGGGCCACCTTCTCCACGACGGCCTCGGTCTGGTCGTCGGTGAGCTTGTTCTCGAATGCGCGCTCCCACCCCGGTCTGACCGCCTCGACTGCCGGGCGCATGAACGGTTGCGCGTACCCCTGGCGTTCCGTGCCGGTCTCTTGCCAGATGCCGTAGTCCACACCGTCCGCAACGTAGCGTTGCACTTCCGCGCCCGTATGCGTGATGAGCTGCTTGAGCTTGGCGTCGTCCAGCGTGACGTGTACGGCCATTACTCGATCCTCGTCAGCCAGGCGCGGCGCTGCAGGCGCTCGCTGCCATCGTCATTGACATCGTTCACCTGGTAGGTGTTGCCCCCATGCACCACGCGCATCGTCGCGTCAAGCGCTTGGTCGTGGGCCACATTGAGCACCCAGCGCGTGACCTCGCTCATGCGCCCAGCCACGTCGCGCTCGCCGCCGTGATGTTGCCAGATGCGGCAGGGAATCGCCGTGTAGGTGTTGCTGTAGCTTTCCGTCCAGCCGCCAATACTGTCGCGCGTGCGTGCCACGGTCTGCAGCGTGCAGGTGTCGGGCAGGTAGCCCTCAGCCTCCGCGCGTAGCTGCGTCAACTCCAGCGTCGAGAGCGTCATCACCATCGCTCGCCTCCGATCACCCGCGCCAATAGCGCCAGCATCTCATCGGCTTGGCGCTCCACTGTGAACCCGCCGTCAATCACCGACTGCCGGATCGCGGTCGCGTTGAGCTTCCCGGCGTGCTCGATAGCCGCGTTTGCCAGCGCGTGCGCGTCCTCGCAGATGAAGCCGTTGACGCCATCGCGCACGTACTCCGGCGACCCGCCGCGATTGAGCGCCAGGACCGGCGTGCCGCAGGCCATCGCTTCCAACGGTGTCTGCGGCCCGGCATCCCCGGTAGACGTGAACAGGTAGGCCGCCGCGTGCTGTAGCGCCGCGATCTTGGCTGCACCCAACAGCGGCCCGTTGGTGGTGCCGGTGCCGTAGACCGACAACGGCATCCCGGCAAGCTGCGCCGCCACCCGCGCGGTGGACTGGCCCTTGTAGGGCACGTTCAGCGCCATCCACAACAAGCCCTCGCGCGGCCCCGTGTAGAGCGGGTACTCGTCGGGCACGATGGCGTTATAGACGACTTCCCCAGCGATCTCCACTTGCTCCCGCGTCCAGGCGCTCACGAACACCCCGCAGGGTGCCGCGGCGCTGGCTGAATCCTCAAACCACGCCAGGCCCGGCAAGCGTCGCTCGCGCGCGTTCGCCAGCGCGTGCGTATGGCTGGTGTCGATGAAGGCGTCAAACTCCCCGGC